AAATACCGTTTTAATTGCCCATGTCCCAACATGTTAAAATTGAAGGTCTCACTAACGAGGCACCCGCTCGAACGGGAGAAGTTAGTGTTTCATTGACTCATTTCAAAAGTGACGTTTTAAGCATTCGCGAAAGATATCGATTAAAGGATATCCCGTACATTGTACCTTCGGATTGTGCTGACCATTCAGCTAGTTTTATGATAGGCCGCGATCGTGATCAGACCACGTGGCATTCATTACTATCAGTTATGCGTTTATATGTTTTTAAAAACTATAGTGATTTAGATGACAAGGCACGTGTCATCTTATATTCCGCAATACATGGCTTTAGTCAGTATCATGATGAAATTGCAGCAAACCAAATGCTTGCAAAGTACAAGTCTGATTATGTTTGTCTTAAGAATAGTAAGACGTGGGTTAAAACCATGCCTGCTAGATTCCAAGTTTTACTTGGTGTTATCGGTTTATCGGCAGTCTATAAGATTGTGACGAAACCAAGACTTTTGAAATTCCTTGTGCCGTTATTGAGCACTTGGAGTCTCTACAAGATCTATGGGAATGACATAATTCTCCTATATGATTATCTTGTAAGTGTTTGCCGTAAATTTTACGGTTTATATAGTCAGCAAGTGACTATACGACAGCGATTAATATCGTTGCTTCAGCCGAAGTGTTGTGTTACCATCTTAGATGAGCGACCAATAGCAACACAGGGTGTGGAAACCCCGGCGATAGAGGAACAAGGAAGAAATTCCAGAAAGGGTGATGTCGATCAATCTTTGTGCTTGAGTGAGATAATCTCGCAGCCCGATGTTGATTTGACCCCTTTACCATTTGTTATCCAACCAGTTGATGATATATATGTATCAACACGCATTGCATCAATTTTTGAAACTATTACAAAACCAGCTGACACCACAATAGATATTTCTTTGTGTATCGGCAAGCATACCCCACATAACTACGTGTCGTCGTTTACTATAGAGTGTAAATTAGTTAATGGGGCTATGCCTTTTTCAAAGATCCAGAGCATTAAAAATTATGAGAGTTTGAAAACTGTTCATGATATGCATAAACCAGAGAAACCCCCAACAATGAGCTACCTTATTGGACCTTGTTGGCTTGATGTTATTCCTGCTGCGTTCATGAACTCATCCATTAATGAGTACGCATCAATGTGCGGTCGCCATTTAAATTATGACCATTCCGATTTATTAGGTTTGTGGCCAGAAGCAGTGTCAGTTTCTATTGACCTCTTCAGACCCATGGTTTTGAGCGCCCCATCATACACACTTGATACTTGGCTGTTAGATCAACCGCCCATTAAGAGGATTCGATATAAAAATTTTGTTAATGAATTAAACGATATGAACTTTGCAAATCCTAAATACCATGCTAGAAATTTCTTTTTAAAAGATGAGATGCTCGTGCCACCATTCGAGGGTGATTTGCGCGACAAATTCCCGCGTGGCATACAAGGTATGGCTAATCCTTGCACCAATATGGCGCTTGGGCCATTTATGCATGTCGTTTCTTCAGCTTTAGCCGCCAATTATGGTGGACCATTGTCATACACTAGTCAGCGTACACCCGAGGAAATCGGTGATTGGTACCAACAGTGTTATAATGACGGGTTCACTTTCTATGAGGACGACTTTTCCGCTTATGACAGCTCACAAGGTGCTGGTGCCCATTGGGCAGAGGTTGAAATTTATAAATTGTTTAAACCGGATCAGGTTGTACTGTACGCTTTGGAGCAGCAGAAGTACACCACTGGCTACGGCAATTATTTTAAATATAAAACACCCTACACCCGTAAGTCGGGTGACCAGAACACCTCAATAGGAAATACAATCATTAACATGATAGCCCATGTTTGGGCTATTAATTCTTATAATAAGCGTGGTAATAGTGTCATTTATCGTATGATGGCACTTGGAGACGATAATTTGCTGGCAGTTAAGAATGCTGGTGATGATTTCGCTCAATATATCAATAAACAAATTTCGTTGCTTGGGTTACAACCCAAGTTCTTCAAAAGTAGCTTTGCCCCAACGTATTGCTCGTCCGTTTTCTTGCCAGTTTTAGATGAAAAAGGATATGAGCGCTATGTGTTAGTACCTGAAGTTCTCAGGCGTATTACTAAGATAGGGTGGACAGTTACTAATGTCAAGAATCAAGAGACCGTTTTAGGCCGTCTTAAAGCAAATGAAGTTTCTCAACCAAACAATTCTTTAATGCCTGTGTCGCGCGTGTTCAGTAACCATTATGGTGCTATGAACGTAACAATGTCACGTTTAGATAAATGGCAGAATCATTCTAAATATGATTCGGATTATGTGTTTGGTGATAACACTAAAGAATGGTTTATGTCAGTTTATGGCGTACCTTGGTCTTCAGTTGTACAACTGGAGACCTTCCTCTATGACCATCTAAGTGCATGCGGCTCAACGCCGTCTTTTTGGAGCCATCATGTGGCGAGTGAGATGTATACTAACTACAATAGTAGTAACGCCTCTCGCGAAACTCCAAAGGCGTTAATAAAATTAGCTAGAAGCATCACTACGATTACGAACTATGGGCAAATTAAAAACCCAAAAAGGCAAGAAGGCCAAATCACAAAAAAGAAACCCATATACGGCACCAAGACCGCGTCCAGCTCCAGTGCAAAAGTCCCCAGGGATTTTTGAATCGCTGGGCGGGATAGCCGGCGGTGTTTTGGGTGGACCAGCCGGAGCCATGTTGGGCTCTAAGGCTGGCGATCTTCTTGCGAAAATTACCGGATTTGGTGATTATGAGGTCAACCAAAACACATTGGTTGGAGGGAATCCAGTTCCTTCCTTTAAAATGGCCTCTGACGGTGTCATTATTGCACACCGCGAATTCATTACTGACATTACAGGCGCTACAAATTTTACAAATTTATCGCTTCCTATTAATCCTGGTTTGGCTACTACATTCCCTTGGCTCGCTCCAGTTGCCGCTAATTTTGAAGAGTATGAAATGTTGGGGCTTGTATTTGAGTACAGGCCCTCTTCAGGCTCCGCTGTTAGCGCGACGTCAGCCGCATTGGGAGTTGTAGTCTATGCTACGGATTATAACGTATTGGCTCCAAATTTTGCTACTAAACAGCAAATGGAGAGCTACGAGTTTAGTAACTCCACTGTCCCTTTTCAGGGCATGTTGCATGCAGTTGAGTGTGCCCCACAATCTAATGTTTTGTCGACACAGTATGTCCGTTCAGGTTCAATACCCACTGGGGCTGACCAACGGATGTACGATTTAGGTAATTTCCAGTATGCTGTCTCTGGAATGCAATCTTCCTATGTTGTTGGTGAATTGTGGGCATCGTATCACATCAAGTTAAAGAAACCGCGTATTGGGTCAGGATTAGGATTCTGGTCCCATATTACTGAGGGAGCTGCTGCATCTGGTACTGCAGCAGCCCCCCTTGGTACGACTGGTGGTGTTATTTCATCATCATCTGTGCTTCTCGGTGTATCTATTGGTGCTGTTAAAACCACGCAATTTGTTTTACAAATTCCTGGTCAATATCTCATAAACATGGTAGTAGTTTCTGGTAACTCCAATATTACTTCAGCCCCTACTTTAGCATTGGGCTCAAATATCACGTCCACCTTACTTATCCTTGTGGATAATACAGTTGGTTCTGCTTCAAATTTCACTAGCACACATGCATTCTTTTCTGGAATTGTTAATGTGGTGTCAGGTGGTAATGGAGCGGCTAACACTTTGACAATAGGTGGGCTTGCGACTATGTCAGGTGGTATAATGGATCTTATGATCTCACCAATACCATTTTCCCCTAATTAATTAGTTCTGGTCTTTCTATACGGAAACACTACTTGGCCGCCTTTATAGGCCAT